TCATCGAGAATAAAACCGAATATCCATCTGTTAAGGTCATCAGGTCATGGCACGTTCATAACTCATATTTACCTCAGGACATTAGAGATTCAATCGAGCGCATACAAGACCCTGAATTATGGAAGGTTTATGCCAGGGGATTAACTGGCCGTTTGTCGGGTGCGGTGTATCATTTCGGGGTAGTGGATTCGGTTAAGATGGAGGACGTGTCCAATGTCATTTGGGGTTGTGACTTTGGATATACCAATGACCCGACGGCACTTGTAAAGGTCTATGTGATGAAGCCGGGCATGGAGTGGGATTACATCGTACATGAATGCGCATACATTACGGGGTTAAGTCCGGCAGCTATTCAGGAACACGCCATAGAGAACGGCTACAATTCAGGGCAGGTCGTGTATTGTGACCATGATAAAGAATATGTGCTACAACTGAGGCGGTTAAAGGTATCAGCGGTGATGGCCGAAAAGAAAGAAATCATGCCCGGTATCCTGCACGTTAAACAAAAGCGCATAGCTTACACGAGGTCATCGAAGAACATAGCTGAGGAGGAAAAGAAATACAGATTTATCGAAGTCGATGGGCAGCCGACAAACAAACCAATGGACGCATTTAATCATGCTATGGATGCGCTTAGATATGCGATATTTTCATACAGAAATCGAAAATGATGTATATTTGCAAAATGAAATACATATTAACAATAATGGCAATCGGGTTGCTATCATGTAGCAAGGGAGAAAAATACACCTGTAAGGGCGTGAAGGATGGTAATGTAATCACCGAACAAAAGCGATTCAATGCCTCTGAATTAGCACAATACAATCTAACCCCGATTTATTGGAAGATGGATACAAATGGTAACACATTGCATATTTATCCCGAATGCAAATAAGTACTGCAAGGTCTTTGTTTTATGAGCAATACGCCCGTGATAAGGTATGGGCTAAGTTGCATGAGTTTGAGCAGTCAGGTATTGGCAATGAATGTGATGTCTTATTGGTCTGCAATGAAAAGGTTAAACATTGGGCGCTTACAACTTATTCAGATATTTACCAAATAAAATATTCGGATAACGGCCACTTCATGAAAATAACATTTATAAAAAATTTGCATAATTCAAAAAACATTGTTTAATTTTACATCGTGACTAATAGCGGAAATGCTGTATTGGATGAAATTCGATGTAAGCAAACTATCACAGAAGGCAAACTAAAAGGCAAAGTTTGTGATAAATTGCTTATGAAAGGCAAATTTGCTAAAGGTACTAAAATTAGTATAAGGTGTAAGTCCTGCAAGGGGTACACTAACAAAACATACTGATAAAAACAAGGCTCAGTAATTAGAAGCCAATAACCATTTAAACAAGTGGATATTGGCTAATTTTTTCTCAAATCTGTTCAAAAAGAAAGACGCTGTTAAGCAGCAAAATAGGGTCATTGATATATCAAAGCCTTATGAATTCTTTTGGTTGAACGGCTCCATAAAGTGGGAGAAATCAGGAACACCGGATGGAGTGCTAAAGGCATTGAAGGAATGCCCTGTTGTATCAACAATCATCAATAAAGAAGTTGAAGCGTTTAGCAATGGTATTACCGAAGTGGTTAATCCGCAATCGGGTAAAAATGTCCGTGGCACCTATGCCGAAATCGAAAGTATCATCAAGAAACCAAACACGCTACAAACACAGGCGCAATTTGAGGCACAAGTCGTAGGTTATACCCGGGCTTATGGGTATTGCCCTGTTATTTTTAAAGGTCCGATTGGATTCCCACCGACTGAGATGTGGGTACTTCCGCCTCAGTTTTGCGATATAGTCATTGATGACCGAAAGAATCCGTATAACGTCAAAAAGAACAGCGATTGGATTGATAGGTTCACGTTTAAATACGGGCAATTTGATACCGTTATAAACCCTGATAAGGTCTATTTTTTTACGGCCAATACATTACCGACTGATAACTTTTATTTGCCTGAATCACCTTTAGGGCCACTAAGCAAACCAATATCAATTCTGATTTCGTACTACAACGCAGAAAACGAAATGATGACGCATAGAGGCCCGAGAGGTATATTGGCAAACACAGCAGCGGGTGAACTTGACAGGGAGCCAATGAGTACTGAGGCAAGAGATGAAATACAACGTGACTTCAAAAATGCATACGGATTCCAACCGGATCAAAGCCAAATCATCATTACAGATGCAGCCCTTCAATGGCAGTCAATGTCATTCAATGCAACTGAATTAGGGCTGAATGAAACCTACAAACGTGCCGTGTTTGACATCGCAACGGGATTAGGTTATCCGAAAGACTTGTTGCAACTTGAAGGAAGTACTTTCAACAACCAAAACACCGCATGGAAGTCATTGTATCAAGATACGGTTATGCCTATGGCAGAATCATATTGCATGCAGCTAATGGAATTGCTGAAAGTGGATGTATCGAAGGTTCTGATTAAAAAAACCTATGACCATTTAGAAGTCATGCAAGAAAGCAATGAGGAGAAGGGTAAAGGAATAAAAGCCATCACAGAAGCGGCTGAAATGCAGTTCAATCTAAATGCAATTACATTCAATCAGATGCTTGAAATGATAGGGCAGAAGCCTATCACAGACGGCAACAGATACAAGTATCAAATGAGCGAAATTTATGAAAATACTAACGAAACAGGAAGCGGAGCGGGTGATACGCCTGAAGAGAGCTAAACTTGAAAAAGAAATACTAAAGGAAGATGAAAATATTTATACCGGAACTGAACAAAACCTTCACAAACAAGGCGGAACTATTCAAGGAGTTGAAGGCCAACGAATCGAAGTTAATAGCGATAAAGAAGGCGGCAATATACGAATCGAAGAGTAAAGGTCAGTTTGCGCCATTTGAATTGATGAAGGATGCAGTAAGCCAAAAGGGGCAGCCGTTCCCGATGAAATCAACTGCGGTTTATCCCGTAATCAATACCATCAATTACTACGATTCACATGGTGACGTCCACAGGCCCGGCATTTGGTCAAAGTCAGTCAATGAGCAGGATGGCAAGTTGTTCTACGTCATGGACCATGAACTTAAAACCACCAGTATAATCGCATGGCCTACGGATGTGAAGCCGATGGTTAAGGTTGTTTCATGGGCGTTTTTAGGTAAGAACTACGACGGAACAACTGAGGCGCTGGTTTATGAGATTGAAATGGATAAGATAGTACATGAGCAGGCAAAACAAATCATTGAACAAAAACGCCCGATACAAAACAGCGTAAGGATGCAATACGTCAAACTACGTTTAGGTATCAATTCAAACGATAGGGAATACGCTGAAAATAAAGTGTATTTTGATTCAGTTTACCCCGACATCGTAAACAAAGAAGCCGTTGATGAAGCGGGGTTCTTATGGGGCGTTGAAGAGGCAAAAATAATTAAAGAGGGTAGTATGGTGCTATTTGGAAGCAACGATGCAACCCCGATAACATATCCTGAATCCGTCGATGACAATTCAGACAAAACCGATCCGGCAACTGCCAATCAGGTGGACTATTCAAAGCTCGTGAAGCACAATTTTTTTAACTATTAAAAATCACAAACAATGGAATTTAACGAACAAGAAAAAGCCCTGATTTCAGAAATCACAGGTCAGGCCCAAAAGTTTGTCACCGATAAATTAAACGGGATGATAAACAATCAAGAATTTGCTTCAAAGATGGAAGCATTAACCGAATCAATCAAAACGGAAACAAAAGCCGTTCAGGATTCTTTAACAGAAACGTTGAAGGCTCAAGGTATTGCAATCGAGGAATTGCAGGCCATGAAACAACGTGACTACAAAGAACCAACATTTACAGACCAAGTAAGCAAACAATTAGGTCAGCACATCGAGCAGTTGAAGAATTGGAAGCCCGGCCAATCGGTTGAGATGTCAATCGTAAACAAGGACGTAGCTAACATGAGTTCATCTAACTACTCAGGCGGATTTGTTGGGATTTCTTCATGGGACCCGAATGTCGGTCAATTTGCCCGTCGTGCGCCGTTCTTACGCCAATTAATCAGAACCCGTCCGATTGCAGACCAATATATCAGCTGGTTTGACAAAGCAACCCCAGAAGGTGGTGCAGGTATGCAGACCGAAGGAAATGCTAAATCACAATCCGATTTCAATTTAGTGGAGCGCAAATTACCTGTTGAAACCGTTGCATCTTATGTAACCGTTACTAAGCAGGCATTGGCCGACTTGCCTTACTTGCAGTCAATCATCAATGATGAATTACGCGAATTGGTTGAGTTAGAATTGGATTCGCAAATCTTAACAGGTAGCGGTACAAGCCCGAACTTGAAAGGAATTGAAACATACGCAACTGCTTATGCAACAACCGGATTTACTGATTTGATTGAGAACGCCAATATCTTTGACTTCCTTGTAACTGCAAAAGCTCAGGTTGCTAAAGCTAACTACAACGCAACGGTTGCATTGATGAACCCAAATGACGTTGCTTTGCTTCGCATGGTGAAAGACAAAAACGGTCGTTATGCTACGGATGTTCCGGGCGGGTTGATGACATCTGCTGGTCTGTTGGTTGTAGAAAACAATGGTGTTACTGCCAATGAAGCCTACATACTTGACCCATCTAAATGTACATTGGGTATCCGTGAAGAATTCAACATCAGCGTTGGTTTGAACAGCGATAACTTCACTAAAAACCAAGTTACAATATTAGGTGAGATGCGTGCTGTTCACTATGTGAAAGAGAACGACAAAGCAGCTATTGTTTACGCTTCAAACATTACAAACGCTATTGCAGCTCTTGAAACTCCTTAATTTTAAATAGTATGGCGAAAGCAACACACACACAAGAACCAGCAAAAAAGGAAGAAGCAGTACAAGCGCCTGAGGGCTTTGTTACCGTAACAGGAACAGGCAAAAAGGATAAATACAAAGAGGGTAAAAAATACACTCTTAATGCTGAAACTGCTGATACCTTGATTGCAAAAGGTCACGTAAAAAAGTAAATCCGTATGGCTACGATAATCAATAACTCATATTTTGTTGGTGATAACATACTGCCAAATACAGACGATTTAAAGTCTGAAGGTCAGTATTATATCGAGATGACAGCAATCCATGAAGATAACTACCTTGTTGACTTCTTAGGGTATAAAATGGCGAAGGACTTAACCGCTGCCATTGCATCAAACCCTACGTCTGGCATTTGGTATAAAATCTGGAAGGGTGCCGAATTCACCGATTCAAATGGGTTATTGAATAAGTGGCGCGGGTTAGCTAATACGGAAAAAGAAAGCCCGATAGCTAACTATGTTTTTACAAAGATTCTAACAGGCTTAAAATCGCATAATTCAGGGGTTGGTGTTATACGCCAACTTCCTGAAAATGCGACTCCCGTTAGTATCGTAAAGACATCAGTAAGGGCATGGAATCGCATGGTGGAACTAAATAGAATCCTTGATGATTTTATTTATCAAAACAAGGCGGACTATCCCGATTACGCAGGATTTACAGGCAATCAGCCAGATAGGTTCTTTATCAAACAAAACAACATCGGTATATAATGGCTCATACATACGAACAATTACCTGTTTCTATTCCTTCGCTATTTGAAAAGATAGTGCAGGATGTCAGTGCAAATCTTCGCACTGAATTAGGGCGTGATGTTCAGTTCTTGTACGGGTCTTATAATCACATCCGCCAACGTCTTGCTTCAAAAGATAAATCAGAAGGAAATAAGGAGGTTAAATATCCGCTTATAGCCCTGATTTATTCCTTTGATGAAAGAAAAGTAAGCGGGAAGGATTCGCTTGATGTATCGCTTACATTCTTGATATGCACCGAAAGTGAAAACTCAATGTATAGTGAGGA